CATCGCTACTTTCGGATCATCTAATCTGTGATAGCCATACAGTCTTTCCTCTAACGGTACGTTTTGATCAAGCAACGATGATCGAGGGCTTACGCCGACCGTAATACCAGCGTTGATACACTTACAGATCCAAAACTCCAGACAGGCCCTACCCGCTTCCGCAAAGTGCAGATTGTGTTTGTACGAGAAGTCCATGCCGAACATATCTATCTGATTGACCTCGTTCCACAAAGCGAAAGCAATCGCGTAGGCTGTCGTATTATTCATATAGGCACAACGCTGGCTTTCGATCACCTCCTCTAACGGATACTCAACCAACGCGGGAACCCGCTCATCAAGCTCACAAGTGTAGATTGGTTTCTTATAAGTAGGCAAAACCCGACGCATGACATCGGTTTGGTTGCCAGCGTCATCGGTATCTAAGAACCGGCTGACCGGATCCATCATGAATACGCGATCCACATCAAAAACCGACAAAGCGGAGTTGATACCCCACACTTCGTCCCAAGTTTTGCTGTTTTCTACGCCAATGACATAATCTATCTGGCTTGCACCAAGACCGATTATCGCTACGTTTTGTCCTTTGAGACTTTCAATTTTTTCCACTAACTCACCCCAGATCGTAATAAGTCATACCGGAACTCATCTCGTGTGTTCCGACCCTCTGACAGATTCTTCATTCGGGCTATGCCCTCCTTGAATCTGTTTTCAAAGGTTCCTATTACGTCTGCGGGTTCTTTTAGAAAAATTGCAGCTTCTACCAGCGTTCCATACAGCAAAGGATCAGGATGATCTGTGCTGAGTATGGTTGTCCCGCTTTCAGCTCCAGCCGTAAGCGAGTTTGGTTTGTGTAGATAATGCAGCTCTATCGAATAACCTGAGTCTGGTATCGGCGCAAGCTCAAAAGCGGTATCGTCAAACAAACTGTAATATCTGGGTCTACCTGTCACCGTCGTCGTCGGAGAAAACTCCTTAATGAACGATGGGTGCTTGAAATCCAGATAGTAGTATCTGCTTGAGTCGATAACCGCTAATGAGAAAGGCGCAAAAAAATCACTTGGCGTTGCCAAGAACCGATTGCTAGTTGTTACGTTCCCGGTCACGTTTTTTCTTTGCTCCGGCAACTGCACCATCTTGAATATACGGTTCTCACTCTCTTGAATGAAAGTGTTGATATTGTTATTGAAAGTGGTTTCATCCACCTCCAGATAATCTTTTACTGCGCTTTTAAGCGTTGCGAATGTAAAACTCATGTAATAGTCACCGTAAGAGTGCCAACACTAACGGAAAGTCCAAAAGTTTGCAAAGTTGTACCAAGTTTTGCACTCCCATCGCTTGCGTAGACGCTGAAAAAATTGCCGTCGTTACCATCGGCGGCAGGATCGATTCTTGGGTTGCGTAATGCCTGGGGATCTTTGGGAGCTGGTTTAGGATCTAGCTGAGGATGCTTAGGGCTCCACTGATCTGGGCCAACTAAAAATCCGTCCCAGGTCTTTTTCATGTCCCTTAAACGATAACGAAACCCAGATATATCACAAATACCCCAAGCCTTTTTTCCGCTCGCAAAAGCCATTAGATAATTGTCCTAGACGGCAAAAAACGAGAGCTTACTGTGTCTATGTTTTCAGAGGCGGCTCGTGCCCATTCTTCGTCATAGATTTGTTTGAGCATTTGCACACGATCCGGAGTTCTTTTAATAGCTATATAATAAGCCAGTCCCGCTGCCATAGCTGGGAGAAACTCAAACGTTATTTCCAGTGTATTAGTAAAAACGCCCGCGTCTTGTATGCGAGTTAAAGCATAGTAGCGAAAAACATCTGTGGAGTTTTCTGGTGCTGGATATAAATACAGCTTCGGCGTTATGCTTTTTTCTACATAAAACTGCGTCGGCCTTGATTTCGTGCTCTTGTTTGGAAGATAGTGGTAATCACTACGACTAATCCTGTCTACTTGATAATCGGTGGTTGTTCCCCCAGAAGTGCGACGAATAACAGCGGAGAGCACATTAACTAGATCCGTGTCAAGATCATAGCTGGTAGTGCCTTCTGTTAAAGACTCCGTTCTTTCAACAATAAGCCAAAGATTTAATCCGCGATTCGCCCACTCAGCGAACATAAGATTAAGGGACCGCCTAGCTGTTTCCAGATCGTAGCCGGTCCTTAATTCTAGTCCGCAACGTTCAAACGCTTCTTCGATCAACTCGTCGACGTTTAGATCGAACGTAGTTGTTCCTGACGTAGCCATTAGTTATTAGGTGCTTCGTAATACTTATTGAACTCACACCAAACGGTGTATTCGTTCCCTGCATCAGCGGTGGACGGAACTACTAAGAGAACGTCTCCTGTGTATCCCGATGCTTCTGTATTAACTAGACCTCCAATTGAACTAAAGTCAAACATGTTGTCATAGGCTAAAGTCAAAAAGGTAACGTTTGTAGTTGCGTCCCAATCAAGAGATGCAGGTGCGTCAGGCGCTCCACTACAGGTGTACCAGATTTTGTTCAGCGCTACATGAGCACATGTTTCTTTATTAGCAGACTGGTTCAAAGCGGAAACGTCAACTAATGTTGTGCTACTGCCTGTTCCATCTGAATAAACAGAACAATATGTAACCAGTTTCTTATCGTAGTCGTATTGAATAGTTGGTCCTGTGACTGAATCAGCCATGTGTCACCTCCTACGAATCTGCGAATGGTGTTACTATAGTTCCTGATCCAAGAATGAGTCCTTCAACAGCATACTTAGCAGAAGCCATCGCGGTTACTTTTACAATACTACCAGCAAGTCCGCCCTTAGTGCTTCCGTTCATAGTAATAACATCATTACTTGAGCCAGATATAAAGGTCTTACCTGTTGCATCATCGACTCCAGTATAAAGACCGCCCACAAATTTATCTGTGCCGTCGGTCAGTATGTCCATATCTGTCGCTGCTGTAACAACTATAAATGTAAAAGTAGCGCCTAGATTATTGGTTTGGTTAGGATCGTCGTCACTGCCTGGTGCAGTTGCAACAATTGAAGGTAGTGTGAACTTACCGTCTGCGTCATTGGTTATCAAGACTTTGCCCGCATGCGATGCCACGGTCAAAGTTGTGTCAGCAGTCAAACTAACTACGTTAGCGTTTCCTGCGGAAATAAAACCAGCCAATGATTTAACTGGTCCCGAAAAGGTTGATTTAGCCATAATTTTCCTCCTAAGAAAAAAATAAGTCCTACCGTCTTGGCTTGTCTGCTAGGTCAGTCTGTAGGACAAGTTACTCCTAGATACAATAACTATACTACTTGGAAAGATGTGAAAAAGAAAGAGAAAGTGTGCCGGGTTGAGTAAGAAACCCCCGGCGGGGTTCCATATTAGGTTATGCTCCAGGGCTACCGAATACTGCTCTTGGATCACTCCATCCAAAAGAGTATCTTTCTCTAGCCTTATAGCGCACATTACCGGTGTCAAAATCAGCTTCCATAGAAGTTCTGATTGGTGAACGATCAAACATTTTGAATCCGTTCGGACAATCAGTCTTTATGAACCAAGCATCAGTGTCGGTTAGATAATGATTAACTGTGTATCCTTCAGGGACCATGCCCATATTCTTAACAGCATTAATATCATTGTCTGAAGTACCAACTCTGCCAGGGCTCATCAATATTCTGTCAGCGGTGAATTGTAGCTCTTTAGGAATAATCATTTTCATTCCTTGTAAAGCCACTTTCAAGCCACGCTCGTCAGTAAAAGCTGCAATGTCAATTAGTGCTTGTTCTAATGAAGTTTCACTTAGGTCAGCTGCTGTAGAAAGCTCATTACGCAGATTAGCACCGCCCACAGTTGGGTGGTCCGTTGCGCAAAGCTCTTTCGTGTCGCCGCCTGGATAACTTGAATTGAACGCTCTATTTAACACAGATGCTGCTTTAACTTGCTTCGTGTTAGCCATACTTCGAGCAAGTGCTCTAGTATATCTTGCAGATAGTCTGTCATACAGATTATCTTCCACTGCTTCTTCAGTAATTGAGAAGGCCAATGCTATCGTTTCGTGAGTATATCTTGATGTAAACGCTTCTTGCGCTTGGTCAAAAGCTACTCCTGCTCCTTCTGACTTAACGGGTGCGGTATCAAAACCTGTTAACATTACTTCTTCTTCAAAAGCACGATCACTTGACTCCATGTCATAAATTTCTTCATGTTCTCTGTCATATCTGTCGTACTCTAGTCCAAATAATGCGTTCAGGCCTGGAAGCAACTCTTTAACCAATTGCGCTCTGCTAATTGCCATTTAAATTACTCCTAAGTTCCTGCAACAGGACCTCTATAAGCGTGCTCGTTGATTATTACAACCAAATTTGCATTATCCGCCGTGAGATCCCCATTAATATCATCTTGAACAACACCAACGATTTTAAGTTGTAGTCCTTGCGTTGTTGCTATAGTGCTAGAGTCCAGTTCGCGTGTGGAGACACCTGTTGTCGTACTACCACCAATACCGTCAGTATCAGCATTTCTGCCTATACATGTAACGGCTGAAGCACCGTCCGCCTGAACAACAAACATTTGGTTAGGGTCGTCATAGATATATGCTTCTATGGCGCCACTGCCTAGTGCCGTTGTGCTGGCTGGATAGTAATTCTTAAAGGTAGGCGTGCCGTCAGTAGCAACATAATAACAATGTGAAAACACACCAACTAGGTTAGCAGAACTAGCTGCTGCTCTGTTGATAAATCCACTTGCGAATATAGTTAAGTCACCTTGGAAGATGCTTGTACCATATCCAGTG